CATAACGTTTCATTCCGAAACGAGTTTGTTACTGCGACCGCTAACGCGTTAGGCCGTGATGCTGACGCAACCATTAATACCGCTTTGTTGGCTTCAAATACTAACCCAACCACTTTATCCGGTGCGTTGACACAAGCAAAGATTTTGGAAGCGTTAACGTTGTTAAACAACATCGATGCTGATCCTACTGATCGTTATTTGATCGTTGGTCCGCAACAAATTTCTGATGCTTTGGGTATCTCTACTTTAACCAGTGGTGATTACATGGCGATTAAAAGTTTGGTTGAAGGTTCAATTAATTCAGCGTTGGGTTTCCAATGGATTATGTCCACCCAGTTAACTAAAGACAACCTAAACGCCGCTGGTTCTGCACAAAGCAACACCCGCCACTGTTTCGCTGTTCATAAACAAGCGGTTGGCTTAGCTGTTGGTCAAGACATAGTTACTACCATTGAATGGTCGCCAGATCGTTATGGTTACAACGTTGTTTCGAGTTCTTCTATGGGGGCTGTTGTAATCGAGCCTACCGGTGTAATTGAAATTGGTTGCGTTGAACCTTAATAGCTGAATAGCAAAATTGTTAAAGGGGGGCTTATGCCCCCTTTTTCGTTAATAAATACAGGAAGTATTTTAATTCAAGGAGCCAAGGATGGCCTCTATAGTAGAAATTTCAAATGTCGCGTTAATAGGCCTTGGTGAAAACCCTATTAGTGCGTTAACCGAGCAGTCTACTCCAGCTATTGCTGTTAATGCACATTGGAACACGGTTCGTCGTTCGTTGTTGCGTCGTCATACCTGGAACTTTGCGATAAAACGAGTTGATTTAGCTCGTTCAACAACCCCGCCTAATCACGCATACCAATATCGGTATGCGTTACCCACGGACAATATTAGGTTAGTTCAAGTTTATACCCAAGCCGATTACAAGGTTGAGGGTTCCTTCATTATTACTAATTCTGATAACTGTCAGATTAAGTACGTCGCAGACATTATTGACGTTAATCAATGGACTTCTGATTTTACAGCTTTGATGGCTGCTAATTTACAGGCGGAAATTGCTTATTCAATAACAAAAGACAAAGAACTTCAAAGGCAGTTCTACAAGGTATTTGTCGATAAGTTACAAGCTGCGATTTGGGCTGATGCCTCAGAGGATACCGAAGACGAGATCCCAACCGATGCGAATGGATTGGTGGGGGTACGTTTCTAATGGCCCGCGTCAAACAAGTAATTACTGACTTCACTACTGGTGAAATTTCACCAAAAATGATTGCACGCACTGACTTGGAAAGTTACAAGCACGGTGCCAAGGAAATGAAAAACGCTTACCCGCTGCCACATGGAGCGGCAACCTCAAGGCGTGGGACTCAGTTTGTCGCTGAGCTCAGAAATTCAAGTAAGCCAAGCCGCTTAATACCCTTCATCTATTCACGAACATTGTCATATTGTTTAGTGATTAATGATGGTTATTTGCGTTTTGTTAGAAACGGTCAGTACATTCTGAGCGGTGGAACCCCTTATGAGATTGCGGTTCCTTACACTGATTCGGAGCTCTCAACCTTAAGGTTCACCCAGGTTGGCACCGTGATGTATTTTGTGCATGGCAACTATCCACCAAAAACTTTAACGCGTGTTAGCGACACAAGTTGGACGTTAGCTGATGCAGCTTTCACTTACTATGCAGTAACGGACTTTTGGTACGAAAACTACTTCATTAAGTTCAAGATTATCTCAGGTACGACCGCGTTTAAAACGGGTGACAACTTCACGATTGCCGCAACGGCAGGCACCGTTACTGACCCTACACCGACGAATACCGGCAATGGCACGATAGCCGCGGTGACGTTTAAAAACAGTGCTCCAACCGAGACCTGGACGATTACTTGCGTGTATGCAGATTCCGATCGACAAGAATGGTCGGTGGTAGGTTCGGTTTCTGGTACGAAGATATTAACCTGGCATACCGGTAATTATCCAAAGACCATCGTTTTTCACGAACAACGACTGTACTTCGGCGGCACCGCCATGAACCCGCAAACCATCTGGGGTTCAGCTATCGGTGAGTACACGAACTTTACCCAAGGTGCAAAAGACAATAACGCTTTGCAATTCACCATCGCGTCAAATCAATATGACGAATTGATTCACCTATCGTCAGCTCGCTATTTGCTGCCATTGACCTACGGCGGCGAGTTTTCAATGACGGGATCAAGCACGACCGGTATTACCCCTTCCACGATCCGCATTGCACCACAAACCTATCATGGTTCAAACGATTGCATGCCGATCAAGATTGGTAATGAGGTGATATTTGTTCAACGCGATAACGCTAAAGTCAGGGCGATAAGTTATTCGGTTGCTGAGGACGTTAACCAAGCTCCAGACATTTCAGTGTTAGCCGAGCATTTGGTTGGCCCCGGAGTTATTGAGGCCGCGTTCGCTCAAAGCCCGGATTACCTTTCATGGTGGATACGTCAAGACGGAACCTTGCTGTCATGCGTTCACATGCGCGACTTCAACATGACGGGGTGGAGCTCACATTCAACCGAAGGTAATTTCGAGCATTTGGCGGTTATTCCAGAAAGTAACCAAGACACCGTTTATCTGGTTATCGAGCGAACCATTAACGGCAACACCAAGCGGTATATTGAATTCTTCAATTATTACGATGATGTTTATACCGACTGCGCGATTCAATTAACGGCTGGTTCTCCAACTACCACTTGGACAGGTTTATCGCACTTAGAAGGAAAAGAGGTGTTTCCAGTCGGTGATGGACAAGTGCTGCCAAAAGTGACGGTTTCAAGCGGGCAAATCACTTTATCAAAAGCGGTTTCATCTTTAGTGGTTGGTATCCCTTACTTACCGCGAATTGTTTTGCAACATCCAAACGTACCTAACGAGCATGGTACATCGCAAGGTGGAAAGGTCAATATTTCCAAAATTTTGATTAAAGTTCTGAATACAACTGGATTAACGATAAATAACCAAGAACAGCCATTTAGAAAATTTGGCGATTTGACGGATTCGGCAATTGCTCCATTTACCGGTGATATTGCGATAGCTAACTTAGGTTGGTCATCAAATGAAAACACCGTATTAGAGCAGCCATATCCTTTACCTTGGACAATTTTATCAGCGGTAATGTTTGTAAACAGCAATGATTAGACCAGCAACCTTAGACGATATTACTTATTTGTTAGCCATGATTACGGTGGACGGTGGTTTAGAAGTACCCAGTCACAAATGGATGAATTTAAGTTTATCGAAGATCAGTACGACTATGACGTATTTGATTTCAAAAGACCCTTGCATGTTTTTTGTTTATGAAAATGAAAAAGGCAAGATTGTTGGTTTTATCGCAGGTGAATTGTCCGAAATTTGGTATGGCACGGCTAAATTTGCAACCGACTATGCCCTTTATGTGATTAGCGACCAACGCCATAAACAAATTGGCTATAAGTTACTAATGCACTTTTTAAGCGAAGCTGAAAGATTAGGTGCTGAGCGAATTATGACGACAATGCCGCTTAGTAATTTTAATGGCGACAGTATGGAACGGCTGTTGACCAGAAAGGGTTTTACCCTGTCTTCGAAGACATACACAAAGGAATTGTAAATATGTGTGAACCAACAACGATCATGATGGGTGTCGGTATGGCGGCTTCGGCTGCGATGGCCGCTAAAAGCTCGTCTGACCAATCATCAGCTCAGAAAAAGGCCGGAAAGTATTCAGCACAATCAGCCGGTAGACAACAAGCTCAAGCTGAGTACGAAGCCAAACAAATTATGGAGCAAGCCAATGAGCAAGCTCGTCAAGTTAGGGCTGAAGCAATTTCAGTTCGAGGCAAGCAAATCGCAAATCAAGCCGCTTCAGGTGTTGTGGTTGGTGATGGTTCCGCTCAAGCAATGGTTGATGAAGTGACCCGCTTGGCTGAACAGGATGCGGTTGCGTATCTGATGAGTGGAGCTAACGGTTCAATCTCGGCCAATGAAAAAGGTCGATTAGCTCGTATGGATGGCGAATTCCAATCGAAACAGTTTTACACCCAAGCAAGCAACACCATGACTAACGGCATGATTGGAGCTGGTGCTTCATTGCTTTCAAGTGCTGGTTCATTGGGAGCAAAAAGCGGTATGACTTTTGGCGAGATGGGCGGAAATATAAAGGGAGCATTTACCGGCAGCCCATTCAACGGCTCAGGTATGTACAGATCATTTGGGAATTAATAAATGGCAATTAAATTAGAGATACCACAATCAGGACAACGCGGCCAAACCTTTGAAGCCGCTCCGCTTCAAGACCCAACGCGTGGCTTTGGAAATGTCGTCGCTAAACCAGTGTCCTTACCGACAGAGGATGTTCGCGGTAATACACGAGCCATCTTACAAACCGGCGAGTCCGCCGCTCAGACCAGTGCTACAGCTGCTAAAGCGATTAATTCCGCTGTGTCATACCTTCAGCAACATGCCGAAGCGGAAGACAAGGTAAAAGCCGCGCAGATTGAAAATGAAATGATCGTCAAGCACGCTGAAATCGATAAACGCAATCAAGAACGAGTTTTGAAAGGCGAAATTACCTTAGCTCAAGTCGCCGACGAAAACCGTAAAGCCTTGGAAACTGAGTACAGTGCGTTAATTGAAAACACCCCTTTCAACTTTGGCACAACCAGAGACACGTTGCGAGTGTCAGCCTCAAAAAGAATGGCGGTCAGTTTCGCGGAAGATACCGACAATTTCGTCAAAAAAAATACTCAAAACGCGATTGACGCTTACAACCTAAGAATTGACACGGTGGCGCAGTCAATGAACACCGATCCTGGTGCTTTTCAAAGAGGTATGCAGTCCTTCGAAGAGCTACGCAAAGACCCGCTTTACCAATTACGACCAGCGGTTTATGAAGCGGCGATTGATAAAGCAAAACGCTCTGCCGCCGGCCAAATGCTGACCACGTTAGCCAAGGAAAACCCAGATAAGTTTTTCCAGTACCAAGGCGATGGAACCTTGGACGTTTTCAAGGACGTTATTACGCCGGATCAAATGTCAGGTTTTAAAAACGATGCGGAAAACACAATTACCATACGAGCAAACCAAGAATTTGCTCAACGCAATAGGCTGTCAAATCAGACCCGCGACGACCTTTATTTGAAGTTGGTTCAAGACCCCAATGCGGTTTCAATTTCGGAAATCAGTGCTAATCCGAATTTAGAGCCTGCGGATAAAGCGGTATTGATCAACCATAAAAATCAAATTATCCAGACCGAGCAAAGTAAAAACAAAGACATTATCGAAATTCAAAACGCGATTAACGCGGCAAACGGTTCTGGTGTTGGCTTAACAGGC